TCATAGGAGTCCGGGTAGGCCATGAGCCGCTGATCGGCGATCCACCGCGCCCACGGCACGGCATGCCCGCGGCGGCCGACGCTCACGACGAGCCCATGCAGGACGCAGCACACCGCCTCCTCGTAGGACTTCGGGAAGATCACCTCGAGGGGGCGGAAGTGTCGGGCGGTCTCCTGCCAGCCTTCGGGGAACCGCGAGACGGAGACCCAGGGCCCGCCCGACTGCTGCGCGTTGCCGCGACCGCTCGTGCCCTGAAGGACGTGAGCGAGCCCGTACTCGCGCGGCTGCAGCCGGTCGGGGAGCATGCCGCGACGGACCGCGATCTCCAGGACCTGGCGGACGTTCGCGCCGCCCCACTGCCCGGGGTTCGCTTCGGCGTAGACGGAGAGCGGCGACAGCCAGACCGACCCGTAGACGGTGGACTCGGGGTAGCGGTAGCCGGCCCGGGGCCCGTCGCGGAACGACACGCCCCGCGCGCGGTTCCTCGCGGCCTCGGCGTTCGCCCGCAGGGAATGGCAGGTACACTCGTGGGTAGGGTTCTGGTTCGTGTACCGGTCGATGTAGTTCAGCCCCCAGAGGCCGTGCCGATCGTTGTCGGCGGCCCGGTCGGCCCAGTCCTCGGGCTCGATCCACATCGCGTCCGGGAACTCGCGGGCCGCGTCGCCGCAGGCATCGCGGAGCGCGTCGGTCGTGTCCTCGGCCGCCAGGTGGTCGGGATAGCCGTCGTGTTCGTCCGGAAACACGTCGATCAGGCGCGGGTCGATCGTCATGGAACGGCCCTCACGATCTGCTCGGCGTCGGCCGGGGCCTTCACGATCGCGAGGACCGTCGAGCCCGACAGGACGACCAGGGCCGGCAGGCCGTCGGCCTTCGCGGCCGCGACCGCCTGGCGGAACTGCTCGGGGATCGTGCCGGCCCCGTTGGTGGTGTCGGCCTCGAGGAGCGTCGCGACGATCTGCCGCTCCCGGTTGAGCCGGTTCAGGCCGACCGTGACGCCGACCGGGACCGCGGTGTGGTCCTTCTCGTAGACGTAGACGGCCGCCGTCGCCGGGCCGGGGGCGGGCGCGGTGATCGACGGGACCGTGGGCCACGGGATCGCGGGGAGCGGCGGTAGACCGCCGAGCAGGACGAGCCCGGCGGCGAGCAGGACGAAGGGCCTCACGCGCGGGTCTCCGGCTTCAGGAGCTCGGCGTGGAGCTGAAGGGCGATCGCGACGGCCTCGGTCTTCCCCTGGGCCCGGAGCCGGGTCGCGAGGTCCGACACGATCCGAACGTCGTCGGTCGGGATCGCCGAGCCGGTGCCGAAGACCCTCAGGCCGCGGACCTTCTGGGCGAGCAGGAACAGGGCATACGCGACGAGGGCGATTCCCACGGCGTACTGGACGTAGACGAAACTCACGATGTGGGCTCCTCGGGTAGGGAATCGGCGATTGTGTCCGCGATCGCGACGGTCTCGCGGACGAGCTCGACGCCTTCGGGGGTCCGCAGCACGGCGGAGAGCCGGGCGGCGAGGCGGTCGTCGAATCGGCTCGCGGTCTTCTCGGCGACCCACTCCAGGAGGTCGCCGATGATCACGGCCCGCTCCCTCGCGTCGAGCGTGGTCGAGAGCCGCCGCAGGTAGCCGAGCAGGGGCGACCACGCGTGCAGGAGCCGGAGCTGATCGACGATCGGGAGGGGCATGTCACCTCCCGCGGAGGAAGGCGAGATACTGCTCGAGCACGCCGCCGGCGATCGCCAGGACCAGGGCCCGCACGGCCGGCCTCGCCAGGACCCAGAGCGGATAGGCGGCGACCGGGATCGCGTAATCGGCGGTCGCGTCGAAGAGCCGGCCCACGGCGTCGAGGGCGAACGCCTTCTTCTCGGCCCCCGACATGAGCCGGACGCCTTCGAGGGCGGGGACGACGAGACGGAGCAGGGCGAGCAGGAGCTCGCCGAACTCGGCCCACGTCAGGCCGTCGGAGGCCCGGGCCTTTGCGACCTGGATGAACTTGTAGACCTGGTCCAGGATGCCGGACTCCTGCCCGGCGGCTGCGGTGGCGGCGGCGGTCGTGGTCACTTTTTTCGTCTCCAGACGGCATGGGCGGGGACGACCTGGCGGCGACGCTGCCGGCAGGTCTGACACTCGACGTAGCGGACCTGGCGGTCGCCGGCCCGTTTGCTCGACTCGACGCGGCAGCGACCGCCGCAGGTGGGGCAGGTGCTGGTCACGCCTTCACCCCGACGACGTAGATCTCGACGACCGCGACCCACTGGACCGTGAGCGAGACGGAGGCCCCGGTGGCGGTCGCCGGTGTCGAGAGCGTGATCGCCGTCCCGCTCGTGATGCTGGCGACCGTCGCGCCCGCGGGGATCCCGGTCCCGGAGACCGCCATCCCGACGACCATCGACGCGGTCGACGCGAGGCCGGTCACGGCGGTCGAGCCGTTCGTGGTCGCCCCGGTGGCCGAGATCGCGGTCGCGTTGTTCGTGAACTTCACCGTTCGGGACGATGCCGTGACGGGGAGCCCGTCGACCGGCGCGTAGTGGATCGCCACGCCAGACTTGCCGACGTTGTGGCCGGTGATCTGCGACCATCCGTCCGTCGCCCCCGGCTCGACCCGCACGGTCGCCCCCGGCGACGTGTTCCGGATCGTCAGACTCTTGATCGACGCCGGGGCCGCGTAGACGACCGAGCCGAAGATCACGGACTCCAGGAGCGAAACGTCGAGCGTGGCCGACGCCGCCGCGTTCAGCGACAGGACGCCCGACCAGTAGAGGTTCGCCTGCCCAGCGCCGCTGCCCTCCGGGAGGTCGGTCCGAAATGTCGCCTCGCGGGCGATCGTCACGTCCCCATCCGAGAACGTGGTCCGAAACTGCACGGACCCGACGTGAGTCAGCTTGGTCGACATGCTCGCTCCCGGTCAGACGTGGGCCTTCATTCGGGCGACGGCGGCCGCGGCTGCGGCCCGGGCACCGGCCAGGGACGAGACCCGCAGGGCCCGGGTCGGCTTCGCGTCGGTGGCCGAGACGATGCCCTCGGGGTAGTCGTCGACCCACACGTCGACCGCCAGGCCGGCGGCGGCCGCGGCGTCACGCTTCTGGGTGTTCGCCCCGCAGAGGATCAGGTCGGAGACCTCGAGGTCCGCGAACGCCAGCCGCAGCTCCTCGCGGTTCGCCTCGTCGTTCTCGCGCCGCGAAATGCAGACCACGCGGTTCCCGGCGGCCGTCGCCATGCCGACGAACGACCGCCAGAGGCCGGGGGCCGCGGTCCAGGTCCGATCGTAGTCGAGCGAGATCACGAGCCCGCGGCCCTCGCTCCTGTGCTGGACGAGCCCGCGGGCCGCCTTCCATGCCGACAGGGAGCGAAGGCCGACGGAGCTATTCGGATAGGCGGCGTGGGTCACCGGCGAAACGTCGAAGATCGCCGCCTCGGTGATCGTGCGGGTCACGTTCCCGGCGGGATCCTCGTCCCACGACTCGCCCCGCGCTTCGGTGAGCGAAAACGCGAACGACGACCCGAAGATGTACCGGTCGCGAATCAGGGGCACGACCTCGGCCGTCGTCGGCGTGCCGACCGGCGGGGTGGCCCGGAACACGAGACCCTTGTCGGTCTCCTGGATGTCGAGCGTGCCGTTGGTGGTCCGGCCGAGGACCGCGGAGTCCTGGTGGTTGTACTTCGCGACCACGTCGGCCTTGCCTCGCGGGTCGTTCGGTGCCCGGTCGAGGTACTTCCGGAAGGCCCCCGGCATGAAACGTTCCTTGAACCCGCCGAGGTCCACGGACCACTTGTTCCATGGCGGGGCCATACCGACGATCACGGGCCGGCCGTCGTCGCGGGTCTCCAGGCGGAGCTCGACATCGGGGTCCGCAGACTGCGACAGGTAGCGCGTCTCGATCTGGTTCGACATGCTCACTCCCCTTCGGTCTCGATCGGCGTGGCCGACAGTTCCGATACCCGCTTCCCGACCGTGAACTCGGTCGGCTCGTCGTCGAAGTACACGCGGACGCTCGCGGCCGGCTCGGCCTCGGTGGCGGTGATCGCGTAGGCCGAGCCCTCGACGCCGAGGACGCCGTCGGTCATCAGGTGCTCGATCACGCCTTCGCCGCCGGCCCAGTACACGCGCTGCCCGAGGCGGAAGCCGCCGGCCTCGGTCACGTCGTCGCCCGGGGAGTCGTCGGTCGTCTCGCCGGT